ATACCACTCCATACGCCGGCTGCAGTTGTTTGGCGGAATGGATTAGAAGGACTTTGAACTGTATTTGTTACCATTAATGGCATAAATGGTGCATAAGCTAATGGAGCAGCAAAATAGTTACCAGCATTGCTTACAACAATCATTTCATTATCAGGAATAACACCTGTCGCACGAATAACAGGCACACCATCATAGTAACCGTATAGACCAACTGATACAGTAGCAGCATCAGGAGCAGGAGCAAAGTCAGGCATACCACGTAATACTTGAGCAGCAACTTTACCTGCAATTAAACGATTAACTACAGTAGCACCAGACTGACTATGAATGGTAGCTTCAGCAGCAGCAATAGTGTCAATGAAAGTGAGTTTATGCTCAGCATAACTAACACCAGATTCAGGTGTACGATCAAAGTTAGTATTTGATCCTGTAGGGATATTATTATAAAGAGCTAACACAGCATTGGTGTTAAGAATGCGAGTGATTTCATTAGTAAGATCACTAGCAACTTCATCAATAGCTGAACGACCAAAACGTTGAGTAAATGCGAAATTAGCGAATGCACCAACATCAGATGCTAATGCCCAAATTTGAGCACGAATATCTTTTGTTAATAGACCAGCTTGAACTTTATCTAATGCTGATTGACCATCAACATCAATATCATAGATTGCGCTAACAACATGACTATTACCTGGATCTTCTTCAAAAGTGATAGACCATGCACCAGTAATATAATCAATAGTACCAGAATAACCAAATCCTAGTATATTACCTGTACCATCGTCTTTACCAGCACCAATAGTAGCAGCGTTAATATCAAAACGGAATGGACGAAGTGGTACAGCAGTAATATTACCAGAATAAGTTAAAGTAGAAGCAACAGTAGTAGTAAGAGTAGATTGTTTACGATTACCACCTAAAGTACCATTACCTGGATTATCACGTTGTAATGGTGAAGAAATAATATCACCAGTACTGTAACCACCACTATTTTGCATAGCTTTCATGGCTTTGTAATAAACAATTCCATGCTCTTCAGCCATTGGTTGGATTGAAGCTAGTAATGGTAATACTGATGCACCAACTGATGCAGTAATAACATCAAGAGCAACTTGAGGAATAGCACCTAAAGAAGCTAGATTACCTTGTGATTCACAAAACTTTTGATAGTTAGTGAATTGATCCAATTGTTGACCAAGAGCAACAATTTCATAAGGTGAAAGTGACTCATTAACACGAGCACGAATAGAATGAGATTGATAAGTATCAATCTGTTCTTGATATTTCTCAACATAGATATTAGCTTGAATATCAGCAGAAGCTTCATTAATTTCAGCTAAAGTTTTTACTTTGGTAACCATATTATTATCCTAATTGAAAAAGTAATTAATTATTTACGAGACATTAAACGAGCTGATAAAGTTTTTGGTTCTTTATCATGAGCATTAGCAGATTCATTTATAGGTTTTGACTTTTTAGAGAAAACACCCTGTAATAATTTAGATGATAATGATTCAGACATTTCAGTGGTTTTATCTTTTTCCTTATCATTCATCATATCATCAGAACTAGTATTTGTTTCTGACTCCTTTGGTTGATCTTCTGTTACAGTAGGTTTAGTTGTTTCTGCTGTAACTCCCTTAATGGTCACTAACATGTCCTCAATTTCATCTAATGTCATACCTTTTGACATTAAATTATTAAGAATATCACAATTAACATTATATTTACCACATAATGTTTCTTTCTGTTGATTTTCAATAGTTTCAGTCATAACTGAAGCATTATCAACAACTGCCTTCAATTCATCAACTGTCCCTAAATCACGATAATCTTGTAATTCAGTAGCAATTTGAATTGCTTGATCAAGTGCATCTTTTACTTCTTCAGGAGAACCAAGTTCTTTGTAACCATCAGCATCAGTGTCAGTACTAGCATCTGCTAATTCATCTGATAATACTTTAATTTGACCAGTTAATTGATCAAGAGTTTCTTCACCTGTATCAAGTGCTTCATGAATAGCTTGAACAGTTCCAATATAACGATATAGTTCTAGTTCAGCATAAGCTTCATTGATAGCAGCAACAGTGCCAATTGCTTTATAGTTTTCTAGAATAGCAGAACTAACAGCATGTTCTTGTTTGACTTGAGAAAGATTCTCAGTTAATTGAACTGCTGTAGATTCAGTAATTTGTTTTTGTGTTTTTAATTCTGTAATTTGTGATTCCAGAATCTGAACAACTTTTTCGTCATTATTACCAGACATAATAGGTTCCTTAGTTATTTCCATTATTTGATCCAATGATTCAATTAGTTCGGGGAGAGCATTTTGATATCCAGGTTCAATTACAAAATCAATACGTTCCAGTCTAAAACTTTCTGGAATGACAACTTTAACTCCATCCTTGCTTAGTGTATTTTCAAAAAATCCACCTGCCTTAGTTGATACTCGTAATCGTGATTTTGCTCTTAAAAGTGTGTTTAGAATAACCCCTGGAGGAGTATTTAAAATTAAATACTCAGCTCTACCTACATTATGCTCATCAATCCAAACTTTAGTAACGATATGAGAAAATTTTCCTTCTCTTATTTCATCATCAGTTAAATCAATATTATGTCCTATAGTTCCATAAATTAATCTACTATCTAATTTTTGTTGGAATTTTGGATCCATAATAGCATGTTCCCATGCTTCTTGAGAATAAAATACTTTATTTTTACTAATACTGTTTGGAAAGAAAGCGGGGCCTTCTACTCTTGCTAAAATATATTTATCGTCAACTTCAGAATTATCTAGTGATTCTAAAATATTAAAGCCATCTGAATTATCACTCTCCCAAATATCATTAAGATTTTGAGATTTATCCATAATTAATTAGTATGCATGTCATTATTTACATTACCATCTACTGATACTGAAATACCTAAACCTTTTAGAGCCTTGGTAAGAGTAGCTTCATTAGTAGTAACAACTTTAATCTTATCACCTTCTTGAGAAACCTGAATCATTGGAGAAACAAGATTTTTTAATTCTGTAACTAGTTGTCCATAATTGAGACCAGCAGCTGGGAATATAAAAGTAGTTGGCTGTGGTTTCATCTCTTTAGTTAATTCTACTACAGTAGCTGCATCTTCACAAATCTTCTTAGCTGACTGAATAGATTTATTAAATGTTTGGAGAGTCATTATTCTGTTTCCTTATTTAATTCTTCTACTTTCAATTTAACATCTTCTTCAGTTAGTCCAGTTTCTTTAACTGTACCAGTGTTATCACAAATACTCCATGTACCATCGTCTTCTTGTTTTGATGAGAATGATTCATTTACTTTAGTCTTCATAGATTCAGAAATACAATTCATTCTTTTTACCAAATTAGAATGTTTTTGAACTGATTCA